ATCAACTGCTGCTCGGCCTGCGCCTTCGCGCCAATCGCCTGCACATTGGCCTGCGCCTGCATCTGCTCCTGCTGGATCTTGGCCTGCGCCTTCAGCATCTCCGGATCGGGCGGTTTCGGCGGCGGCGGCGGGCTGCCCGGCGGCGGGCCTTGCCGCGGATCGGCAAAGAAGCTCGATTTGAAGCCCGCATTTTCCTGCAAAGCCTTCAGCGCGTCGTAGACATTCTGCGGGTACACCAGGGGCCCGCCGACACCGCCCTGCTGCTGCACGATCGTCCCCTGCAAGGTGATGACCTGCATCAAATGCTGCAATATCTGGTCGCGGTTGCCGGTGCCGAGACCTACCGACACCGTCACCGGCATCTCCTGCCGCCACTCCCTGGGGTCGACGTTCAGCCAGCCGCCGGTCACCCGGATGATTCTTTCCTGCTGCTGGTTTTTCCTGATCAGCCGCATTACCCCACGCATCAGTTCTTCCACCCCGTGGGCGAAGATCCGGGCGAACAACTCCACCCGCTGCGCCGCCGATTGTTGCAACATGGCGATCGAGGCGGCGGCGGTGTTGTTCAGCGCGTCCGGGCTGATCATCTGGCCTTGAGATGATATGCCGGTCCTGAGCTGAGCAATCTCGTCCAGGTATTGGACCAGGGGGAAAGACTTGTCGGCAGTAAACGGGATCATCATCGGCTGGACCCCGCCCAGCCTTCTGGTTCTGACGATGCCCCCCGGTCTTAGGGTCAGCAGATCGTCGTAGGTGTTCTCGTTGACGCTATCGTCGCCGACCTCGATACGCGGCCAGTTGGACAGGAAGGCGTTGTCGATCATCTGCCGGATCAACGTGCTCTTGATGAGCTGCAGATCCATCGTCAGATCGGCAAGAGACTGCCCGACCAGCTTGTGGGAGGCAGGGATCGGGCAAATCGAGATAAACGGCACCTCGTCGACGCACTCGATCGCGGCTTTGCCGTCTTTTGTGAGAATAACCATGCCGTTGCCGGCGGTCATCACCCGGTAAAGCTCCGATGTCTTGCCGCCTTCGTCGAACTCCTCGACCGCCAGGCGGCAGTAATTCTCCTCGACCCAGATCTCCCTGCGGCTGCCTTTGGCGTTGCCGTGCGGCCAGTCCTGTTCCTCGCTGTGCCGCTCGACCCGCTCCATGCTGTATTCGGCGCTGTCATCCCACGGCACCAGATCGAGGCACTCCTGGTCGTAGCCCTGCTGGACGAGATCGCTGTAGGTCCATCTGCGTCGATGGGACAGGAACGGGATATCGCCGCGTTTGGCCCGGCGGGAGAACAGGATCTCCTCCGGCGGCACGTTCTGGATGCGCACAACGCCGTGCTCGCGGGTGACCCGCAAGGTACAGTCGTACAGCTCAACCGGCGGAGGCGGCAATGGCGGAGCCAGCGGGATCGGCGGCATACCTGGAGGCGGCCCGGCTAAACCTGGAGGCGGCAATGGCAGTCCTGGGATTGGCCCTGGACCGGGCGATGCCTGACCCGCGATGCCCGGCATCGCTGGTGATCCGCCTGGGGCAATGCCTGGAGGCGGCGGAATTGGCATTGGAGGCGGTCCTGGCGGCCCAGGCTGCATCGGCAAAGGAGGAGGCGGCGGCACAAAAGGCCGGTCCATCGTGAACTCGTCCGCGTCCTGGGCGTATTTCGTCAGCTTGACGACCTCGATGTCCTCGTCATCGCCCAAGAGCGCGTCGTATTGCTCCTTGGTCAGCCCCGTGTAAGTATAAGTCTCGGTGGTCTTCTGGGTGTCCCAATAATATTTAACCCAGCCCAAGCGTTCTAGCAGCGCGTCCTTGAACCAGTCGTGGAGCAACATAAACCCGTTGTTGTCGCTCATCAGGGTATAATTAAGAAAGTCGGTTGCCTGCCGCGCTATGTTCTCCATTCCGGGACGCGGCGGCTCGACAACGCAGAGCTTGTCCGATGCCGTGAAGATCCGGATAAGCGCCGGGATGACCCACTCCACCGCCTCCAGCACGGTACGCATGACGACCTGGCTACGGTCCGCCACCTCGTTGCCGAACGGCTCGCCGTTGTAATACTTCATCGCCTCCAGGCGATCGTGGCTGAGCTGCCCGCCATCCTTGCCTAAGGCACTATCCAGTTCTTCCTGGATGATCGACTTGACGTTCTCCTCGTCCAGTTCGTCCAGATCGAGACCCTGAACGATCTCCTGCGGGCGTTCCGGCTGCTGTCTGCCGCCCGGGCGCATGCTGCCCGGCAGATCGTCGCCGGCAAAGGCGCTCCCCAGGGTCCGGTAACCGTCGCTCATCGGTTAGCCGTCAGTTCCTTGACCGCCCACATGCAACTCTCCTCCAAGGCGGTCAGCGCCAGGGCTTTGTATCGCCCACCCGGCAACGCATCGCACAACCGCTCGACTGCGGCGTAGGCATCCTTAAGATCGTCGTGCCGCTGCTTCTCAACGTCGCTGAGTGCCCGGTAGCGCGGCCGGAACCGCGACAGCGGCTCACGCTCGTCGTCGCTCTGGCGCGCGTCCGGCGGGCCGTCGAAAACATTAGGCATGCGCCCTACTCCTTGGCTTTTGGCCGAACCGCATCGCATGCAGCCCCCGGCTACGAGAGCGCTTACGGCGACAACTTCGGGGTGTTCCTGATCCCGCACACACGAACCGGCGTGAAACTGCGGGTCATAGCGCAATCCGGCACCAATTCCCGTGATGATCTCGGAGACGCCTACGCCTGGGACCACGTCAGCGTGTCCCTACCGAACCGCACCCCGAACTGGGCCGAAATGGCCTTTGTCAAATCGATCTTCTGGGCCGACGACGAAACCGTCATGCAGCTCCACGTTCCGCTCGCCGAGCACCGCAACCTGCACCCGAACTGCCTGCATTTGTGGAAGCCGTTGAACGAGCGCATCCCGATGCCGCCGGGCGAGATGGTGGCTTAGCGTTTCTTCTTCTTCAAGATCCCGCTCCCCTTGTCAGCCTGGTTGAAATCTCTGGCGACGGATTGCGGAATACCCACCTTTTTTGCAAACTGCTTGTCATGCGCCGCCGCGGCCATGGTCTTGGCTTGCTTCTTCGTGCGGCTGGGCATCAGCGCGCTCCCGGCGGCCGACCAGGCCCCCGGCGCGCTTCCCGCTCCTCGGTGTGGTTCGCCTCCGGACCGTAGAGATCGCCGTGCAGCTCCTTGCCCTGCACCTTTTCCATCAGATCCGCCACCTGGGCTTCGAGGCGTCCGATCCGCTCCGTCAGGCCCTGCAGCATCGCGCTGTCGCTAGCACTCATCAGACAATCCCTAGTCGTTCATATTTCAACTTCTGCGGCCGGCTGCGCGGCATCTCATACGCCACCGCCATCAGGCCGAATGCGTCCGATCCATGAGATGAATTGGACACAAGGTAAGCTCGGCCATCATCACCACGCACGAAGTAGCACTCGTCTACATCTACCGTCAGATTATACGCGGGCTCGGCGTTCTCGTTCGATCCGCGCGTGGTCAGCCCGCTTGCATTTCGGGCTGCATCGGCAGCCGAATTGCTGGTAGCAGCCAAATTCCTTTCCGCAGACCCGGCAAATACATATATATCGCGGTTCCGACTTGTGGCTGCTCCGGTGAACAAACTTGGGGAGAGGCTCCAGGTTGTCGGGGTGATTGTTGAACGGGTCATCATCGATATGATGAACCTCATGGCCCGGCGGGATCGGGCCATGAACAGCCTCATAAACCACACGGTGTAAGAGCACCGAGCGGCGAACCGCTCCCCTCGGCTGGTTCCTGGGGTTGCCAATATAATAGCGGTCTTTAAGCCTAAAAACTGTGTCGCAGACAAGAACGCGAGGGTAAAGAGGCCCCAATCGTCTCGGGTCCAAAACTTGTCCAGGAACTGCAAATTGTTGGCCTCGACGAGGCCCCGGTTCGTAAAAAATCGGTGTTCCGGCGTGCAGCGCACTCCCTTCACTGTCACCCATTTACTCGTCATCCGCACAATGCCAGATCGCAGAACCTGGCGGCTTCCAATAGGTGTCAGCACTTTATCATGTTCGCGAATATCTTCAACTTTTTGCCAACCATCAGGCGTTAAAACTTGTGTGCCTTTGGCCAGACACCAATCATGCTCCGGCCCCAACCCGACATCTCTTACATCTTCCGATTTTTTCTCGTGGTACCAACCGAGCGCGTCCCGGCCCGCTTCGGTGGTTTCCTGGTTGAACCACACGCTCGGGAACAACCGTCGCGCTGCCTCTATTCTGGCTCGGGCAGCACCCCTGCCTTGGTTGGGGATGACCTCAGTTCTGAAACCGGCGGAGCGGAGGGCGCTCTCAAAAGAAACGTCGTAGATCCTATCATGTGTCGCGCCATCGTGCGGAAGGTAGATATCTGCTTTCCCCCAGCCGCTATCTCGTAACCATTGAAGGTGTACCGCCAGTGGTTCTCCGACAGCCTCGTAATAGTCCAACACTCGTATGGCAGTACCGACGAACTGACAGACCCACATGGCAAAAGCATCGCTTTTTGCTCCGGTGCCGCCAAGATCGCAAAACGCCTTGATCGGCAGCAGCGGATCGTGGGTAACAAGCGTTATGCGGCCCTCTTCCTTCGCCTCGTTCAGGTGCCTGGCAAAATACGCCCCGACGTGCGCTGTCGCATAGTCGCCGAGCCAGACATGGGCGTATTGCTCCGGCCTGACCCGCTCATCTTCCTTGCGGATTTGCTCCAGAACGGTCGGGAACCAAGGGTTGTCTTTGTAGTTAACCTCGACTATTTTTGAGTTCAGCGGCGGGTTAACCCGAAATCTCTGATTGGTCGCAGATGCTCTTCTTTCAGGGTTCCAGGTGACCCATATTTCCGCGCCCTCTTCTCGAACAGTCGGGATAGCCTTCTGCCAAGCAACTTCCGAAACGGGTTCCGCCTCGTCAACCCACAAAAGACGTATTCTCGCCGTAGACTTGACCGACTCAATATTCCTTCTAAGCCCCACAAATGTAAAATCAATTCTTCCGTCTTTCGTGCGGATGTACTTTTCCCCGATTTCATAATTCTTAGCCAACCAGGGTTCGCTCTCAATAGCCTGCTTGACCTCCGCCATGCTGCTTTCATCAAGCGAGTTTTGAAATTCTCGGCCACAAACAATAACCCCGCTCTCCTTCGCCTGGGCGCAGCGTAATCCATAAACAGCAGCCATTTTTGCGAAGGATCTCGATTTTGCGGAACCCCTCCCCCCGAAGGCACCGCGGTACAAGGCTTCGCCACTGAATACCTCAACCAACTTCTCCGGCAGTTCGATCTGGCCGCTGTTCCTCATGTTTCCTTCGTCCAACCCATACTGGACCGCGCCCCCGGCAAGGTCGCAGGCCTGGTCGGCAAGCGGCCCCGATCCAGGCCCTCCTCAATGTTGTCGGCAAAGCAGTTGGGCGGCAATTCTACGGGATCGTATCGGGGCCAGCCCGGCACCGGCTGCGGTTTGATCCGCTGTAGCGGCAGCCAGCGGTCGCACGGTTCGGTTACCCGCTCGCCGCACAGCTTGCAAAACGGCAACGGCTTTGCCCAGAACTTCGGCTTGGTCACCCTATCAACCCGTACCGCCCAGGATGTAGCCCGCGATCGCCGACAGCGCCGCCAACGCCGCCTCGCCACCGATCCGCTCCTGCACGCACAGAATAGCAATCGTCGGGACGACGAGGAAAAGAACGATCGCCCTCGATACGATCTTGCCCTCGATCATCGTCTTTACCGTCTGCTCGCTGGCGAACAGCGTGCCGAACGCTACCGTGCCGATGGTCATCAGGACGAGGAGACCGAGGACGCCCAAGACCGGCCACAATGCCCGATCAATCGGGATAATCCCGCATCACCGGCCCACCCGCAGCGCAGCGATCTCGCGCTGCTGCTCACTCACCGCCGCCACCAGCACCGCAATCAGGCATTCCTGCCGATAGCTTTTCGGCGTCCGACCATCGTCTTCGTAGATCGCGCAGCGTGGCTCGATCGCCGCCACATTCTCAGCCGACAGCCCGATCTGCGTGTTGCCGTAGTTCTTGTCCGGCACCTCGGCCGGCTTCATCCTGAAGACGATCGGTCGAAGTTTCCCCACAGTGTCCAATGCACCGCCGGATTGGTAATCGCCGCTGACATCCTTGAACCGCAGGCTAGAAATCGTGCAGGCGCTCGATTGCAACCGCACCTGATTGCCGGCCGAGAAACAGGCAAACCCCGTATTCACCCCAACGACAACCTGCGGCAGAAAAATCTGGCCGAGAAACGTCGATTGCGCCACCGTCGAGGAATACGCATTGACCGCCGACCACAAGGCCGGCCCGCCAGTGCCGATGTTTATCGAGTAGTTCGTGTTAGCCGCCGGCGTATCGACATACGCATCCGCGCCAATCACCACGTTATACCCGCCCGTTGTCAGCGTCGTCGACGCCGCCG